GTGAATTGATCGGTGCTTTTGAATCCGACAAGGATTCAAGGGGAGACTGGGAAAGAACCTATATAGAAGGATTGGACAATCTAGGCTTGAAGATTGAGGAAAGGACAGAACCTTGGTCTGGAGCCTGTGGCGTTTATCATCCTCTTCTTTCAGAAGCTGTCATTCGTTTTCAATCACAAGCAATAAGTGAAATTATGCCAGCAAGCGGTCCGGTAAGGACAAAGATTGTCGGCAAGATGACCGAAGAAAAAGAAAAGCAATCCATGCGTGTAGAGAGTTACATGAATTATCTTATTACAGATATTATGACCGAGTATCGAAATGAGGTTGAAAGAATGCTTTTCAGTTTGCCATTGGCAGGTTCTGCATTTAAAAAGATATATTGGGATGTAACCATGCAGAGACCTTGTTCGATGTTTATTCCTGCCGAAGATTTTGTTGTCAGTTATGGTGCGTCTGACTTGCGTACAGCAATACGTGCAACGCATGTTATGCGCATGACACTCAATGACATAATGAAATTGCAGTATGCAGACTTTTATCGTGATGTGGTGCTGCCTCAGTCTTCTCATGCCATTTCAGACAAGGTTAAAGAAAAATATGGTGAGTTGACAGGCGATACACCAAACTACGCATATGAAATGAATACTTACAGCAAGGATGGAGTTCATACTTTGCTGGAAATGCACGTTGATTTAGACCTTGCAGGGTTTGAAGACGTTAAGGAGGGGCAGGAAACAGGAATTGCATTGCCTTATGTTGTAACGCTTGATAAGGGTTCTGCAACAATTTTGTCAATAAGACGAAACTATATGCCAGATGACCCACAGAAAATGCGTAGGCAACATTTTGTTCATTACCAGTATATGCCGGGCTTGGGATTTTATGGATTCGGCTTGATACACATGGTAGGTGGCTTGGCTAAGTCAGCCACTTCTTTGCTCAGACAATTAGTGGATGCAGGTACTTTATCCAACCTTCCGGGCGGTTTAAAGACCAGAGGCTTGCGTATCAAGGGTGATGACACTCCAATATATCCGGGCGAGTTCAGGGATGTTGACGTTCCGGGCGGAAGTATCAGGGATAATATAACTTTTCTTCCGTATAAGGAGCCTTCAGCCACTTTGTACCAATTATTGGGCAATATTGTGGAAGAAGGTCGAAGGTTTGCCTCGATTACCGACCTAAAAGTGTCTGATATGAACAATCAGGCTCCGGTTGGCACTACATTAGCCCTCTTGGAGCGCAATATGAAGGTAATGAGTGCAATTCAGTCCCGATTGCATGCCGCAATGCGCCATGAATTGCGTATTTTGTCCGAAATCATCAAAGATTACATGCCTGAAGCCTATGAGTACGAAGTTGATGACGATGAGACCATAAAAGCGAGTGATTTTGACGATAGAGTGGACATAATTCCGGTTTCAGACCCAAATGCAGCAACAATGGCACAAAGAATCATGCAATATCAGGCTGCATTGCAATTAGCACAGACTGCACCGCAAATGTATGACATGCCGAAGCTGCATAGGCAGATGTTGGAGGTATTAGGCATACGTGACCCGCAAGATATAGTGCCATTAGAGGATGACATTAAGCCAACAGACCCAGTTTCAGAGAATATGGATATATTGAACGGAAAACCAGTCAAAGCCTTCCAATATCAGGATCAAACTGCACATATAACAGTCCACATGTCTATGATACAAGACCCTAAGGTACAGGAATTGGCTTCCAAAGCACCAAATGCCGATGCAATGCAAGCAGCATTGAGTGCGCATATAGTTGAGCATTTAGGATTTGAATACAGAAAACAGATAGAACAAGAATTGGGCACAGAGTTGCCTCCTATTGGTGAGCCTTTGCCTCCTGAACTAGAAGAAAGGCTTTCTGCTCTCGTTGCTGCGGCAGCAGAACAATTGCTTGGCAAAAATCAGCAATCAGCACAAGAGGAAAAATATCAAGAACAAATGGAAGATCCAGTATTGCAAATGCAAAAACAAGAACTTCAAATTAAGCAACAATCTGCCGAATCCAAAGCATCTATTGATGAAGCCAAGATTGCTGCCGATATGCAAAAAGCAACTATGAAGGATGAATTGGAAAGAATCAAAATTGATGCAGAAAATAAAAGAGAAGGTGCTAGGATTGGAGCAGACATTGCTAAAGTATCTGCACAGGAAAGAACAAAGGCTGCTGAATTGGGAAGAAAGATTGCTGATAAGTTACTAGATCAGGATTAAAAATTAATGCATCCTAGCGACTATAGTTTTACTGAATACTTGACAGAACGTTTAAACGATGAGATAACAAGAATCAGTAATGTTATTATTGATGGTGAGTTAAAAGATTTTAACGAATTTTATCGACTCAGAGGTAACATTGAAGGGTTACGTATCGCCCTTCGGGAAATAACCGATAGTTTTAACAAGGTTATTGAAGATTAAAGATATGCACGTTTCGTAGGGAAACGATGGAGAAACATCATACTCCTTAATATATTGATGCATCATAGGGCAACTTATGACAATAAGGGCAGTCAAAACAGAAGTAGAAACAGAAGACGCTATTCAGCTAAAAACTGCTTCTCAACTTCCTAAGCCAATTGGATATAAAATTCTTATAGCATTACCTGAAGCAGACGAAAAGACAGAAGGTGGAATCATAAAAGCTGAGTCCACAATTCGTATAGAAGAAACTGCATCAGTAACTGGATTTGTTTTAAAAATGGGACCGGATTGTTACAAAGATTATGCAAAATTTCCTACTGGACCTTGGTGTTCAGAAGGGGATTGGGTTGTTATGCGTGCGTATAGCGGCACACGAATCAATATTCATGGCAAAGAATTCAGGTTAATTAATGATGATACTGTCGAAGCTGTTGTAAATGATCCTAGAGGAATACAAAGAGCATGAGTGAAGCAACACAAAAAGCTGAAGAATTTGAAGGATTGCCTTCCCCGCAAGAAGTTCAGGTTCCACAACTAGATAAAGACCTTCAGATAGATGTTATTGATGATCGACCAGAAGAGGATCAAAAGCCTCGAAGGGTTGCCATTGATGGTGATGTTGATGAGGAAATAGAAGGAATTGGCAATCGTACCAAAAAACGTATTGATAAGCTGAAATACGATTATCACGAAGAAAGGCGGGAAAAGGAACAGGCTAAGAGGACGCGTGATGAAGCAATATACTTTGCCAGAAATATTCAAGCGGAAAATGAAAGTTTAAAAAATACTGTAGCCAGAAGTGAAGGAGCATTGCTTAATAGTCTCAAGACTCGTAGTGATACAGAAATTAATGCGGCAAAAGCAGAGTATAAATCAGCTTATGAATCTGGTGATACAGATAAATTATTGTCAGCGCAGGAAAAGTTACAGTCAGCATATGCTGATAAGAACTATGTAGAAAATTACGTTCCTGCTGCTCCTCAAGCTAACTTGCAACAGGCTATTCCTCAACAGGCTATTCCGCAACAACCTCCTGTCAATGGACAGCAACAACCGCTTGATTCTAAGGCTGTGGAATATATCAGGAGCAATGATTGGTTTGAACAAGAAGGCAATGAAGATATGACAGCATTGGCTTATGGTATGCATGCCAAGCTGGTTAGACAAGGAGTTGATCCTATAAGGGATGCGGATAAGTATTATAATGAAATTGATAATGCTATAAGAACAAGATTTCCAGAACGTTTCGAGGCGAATACTGCAACGTCTCGGAGACCATCGACTGTGGTAGCCCCAGCCAATAGGACTGGGCAAAAACAGCGCAGAGTGCAGTTAACAAAAACACAAGTTGACCTCGCCAGAAGACTTGGGCTTACACCAGAACAATATGCAACTCAGTATGCAAAGGAGTTACAAAGAAATGGATGAGTTAAATCAAAAGCGCACTCCACGCTCATTGGAGACAAGAGAAAAAAATGAGCGAAGTAAACCTTGGACCCCTCCAAACTTGCTTCCCGATCCCAATCCTGAAGCTGGATATGTTTATCGTTGGGTTAGAACCAGTGCTGCTGGTCAATCTGATAATTTAAACGTATCTACAAGATTCAGGGAAGGTTGGGAGCCTGTTAGAGCAGAGGACCATCCAGAATTGGAAATAGTCATTGATAATGACTCTAAATATCCAAACTGTATAGAAGTAGGTGGACTTCTCTTATGTAAAGCACCTGAGGAAGACGTTGCTAATAGAAAGAAGTATTATCAAGATTTAGCAGAACGACAGATGAGTGCTGTAGATTCAAACTACATGAAAGAAGAAAATCCTGCTATGCCGATGTTCAAAGAGAGAAAAACCAAGGTTACTTTTGGGAAAGGTGGTCAATAATTTATTTTATTGATTGCTTTTAATATCAATATTGTATTTAAGGAAAGAAAAATATGCCTAGTTCAGCGACACCTTATGGTGCTAGACCTGTTGGAACCACAAGTTCCAGTGGATCTTTTTCTGCTAAAGTACGGCACTATCAAATAGCTAGTGCGTACGACACAAGTATATTCTTTGGTGATTTTGTTAAGTTAGTAACTGCCGGTACTGTTGAAAAAGACGAAGGTACTACTACTGCTACACCAATTGGAATATTCATGGGCTGCACATATACTGACCCTAATACAAGCCAAAAGACGTTTGCCCAAATGTGGACTGCCGACGTAGCAGCATCTGATGCTTATGCGTATGTAATTGATGATCCAGATGTTATTTTCGAAATGCAATGTGACGGCTCTGCCGCACAAACAACTCTCGGAAGTAATGTTGCGATTACTCAAACAGCAGGTACAACCACAATAGGTACTAGCAAAAACACTGTAGATATTTCTACAAGTGCTGCGACAACAGCAACACTCCCTTTAAGGATTGTTGATGTTGTACAGACT